GAACAAGTAGAACAAATCCTAGAAACCTTAAACGAAGCCGAACCTGAACAGATTGTTGCAGCCATCACCCAAGTCCTAACCGCAGACATCACCTCAGACCAAGCCACCCAGATAGCGTCAAGCCCCGAAGTCCTAGCCGCCATCACCGCAACCCAAGCCGAACAACTCTTTGAACAAATCGAAGTAGAAGAACTCACCGACACCCAACTAGAAGCCTTCACCGAAGCCATCCAAGAAGCCCCAACCAAAATCAAAAAAGCCTTCGAAAAAACCATAGACATCTTCGGCTCCCAATTCGACAACTACATACCAACAGGGTCAAACATCCCCGTCAAAGAACGCCGAACCCTAGTCGCTGTAGGTGCGCTCATCGCCGCAATACCACCTACTAGAATAAGACGTCAATGAAACGCATCATCACCTACATCATGGAGAACACTTGGACGTGGGTGGGCACAGGCATGGTTCTAATCACCTTGTCAGGTCCTACCTTACGACAGGCATTACTGTTAACAGGTGCAGGTATTTTGATACACTCGTTGATATCCCTAACACAAAAGGACGCAGAATGAACTCCATGATTGCCAAAACCCTTGACCTTACCCAACGCCTCATATCGCTGTTCATCGCATCAGCCCTACCTATCATCACAGGTGGAGCAATCCTCGGTATAGATGTGGTCAAGTCCGCTGGTGTCGCAGGTCTCACAGCCCTGTTCGGTGTGGTACAAAAACTCGCCGCAGCCTCAGTAGACGGAGAACTCACAGCAGAAGAAATCTCGGCAGCGTTCGGAACTAAAGTCAAGAAAAAATAGTGAAGTATCCTGTCGCTAAACTTGTTCTCCCAAAGGACTTAAAGGGAGTTGTGAACGGGCGTGTGCCATCTAAGTTGTTGCGTAATATCGCCCCTTCGGGGCGGATGCACCATCTTGCCGCAGCATCTTGGTCTATTCTTCAGGAACTGGGCGCAAAAGAAGGTTTAGATTTGGTTCATGTTGGTGACTACCGCCCGTTCGAGCAACAACTTTCGTTGTTTCAATCACGCATGAAACCCTTTCCTGATGTCAAGAAAAGCACACAAGTTGTTCGTACATTCAACGGAAAGAAATGGTATCTCCATAACGGTGCAGCCGTCGCGACACCTGGAACATCGAACCATGGGTGGGGTTTGGCTATTGATGCGGCGTTAAAACTTAGAGGCAAAAAGGGTAGCGTGGTGTCAATCACAACAAAACCTAAAGTTGCTCGCCGTACAGGTTTGCAGTTTCTTCTTGATGTAGCCCCGTCGTTGGGTTGGTCATGGGAGTTGCAGTCTGAGCCGTGGCATATCCGTTATGTTGCTGGCGATAAAGTACCGCAGGCTGTTCTCGATTTCGAAGCGAAAAATAAGCCCGCATAATGGATGGCGGTTGGGCTTTAATACTGTCGGCTGTTGTCACAGCGGTCGGTGGGATTATTGTCACCCTTCTTGCGATGTTTCGTAAAGAGAATCGGGAAGACCATGCTGTTGTTGCTGGTATGTTGCAACACGTGTTCAGTAGTGTGAACAGGGTTGAGCATAAAGTTGATAAGGTTGCTGACGGTTTAGAAAGTCATCTTCAAGAACATAAGGGGTAGTGTGCCGACAGCATTCTGCAATAAATGTAACACACTTGTTACGCATCAACCCAACAAAACAATCGGATGCCGTTGCGACCCCGACGCCCCGACATGGATTGCCTATAAACCAGACGGAAAACTAATGGCTTTCAGTCACGCAAATTATTCGGAAACAACCGACTAACAATTCGTTGACCTGCTATCTTGTCAAGTCCTATGACAAGAGAAACGCTATACAATATAAGGAAATTCTTGGTAAAAGCGAGGGTCTCCAGCCACACCGAAGAACAAGAATTCTTCGAAGCACTCAACGCTTTAGACCACCTAATCAACGCGACTAAACCTTTACCTCGCTACACCCAACGAGTAAACTGATGCCATGACCGAAGGGTACAAAAACACGATGGTGCTACTGGTATGGCATGACGCCCATTCGGTATCAACAGGGTGGATGCCGACAACAGAAATCGAACAAGAACCAGCAGTCGTACATTCGGTTGGCTGGTTGTTGCCTGACGCTAAACCAAACCATATTGTTATCGCCCAATCTTATATTGAGGATTCTTCAGACCACATTCTTGCTATCCCGTTGAAGATGGTTGAGCAAATAAAAATCTTGTCTTAGGGGTTGACACGCACCCCAATCTGCTATACAGTATTACAAGTATCAATTACGAGAAGGGAACATATGAACATCACGTTACAACGCATTACTAAACCCACACACGGGGAACAAGACTGGTTAGACCTCAGATTCTGGGATGACAAGAAACGTAAACGGGTATCCGCATCAGCGGTCGCCGCAATCTACGGGCTACACCCATTCGTGCCAGCAGACAAATATGCAGCCGAACTATTAGGTGACGTACCACCATCACCGATACCACCAAACCCTGCGATGGAACGAGGCAACCGTCTTGAACCGTTCGTGTTGCAATGGGCTGTAGACAAAACAGGTATCGCATACATCACACCAGAGGAAATGTTCATCGCAGAAACACCCGAAGGTGCACGAATGATAGCCACCCTCGACGGGCTATACGAGAACGGTGACGACCGCAAGGTACTAGAAATCAAAACAATGTCACGAGAATGGGAAGGCGAACTGCCAGACTACTGGCGTCTACAAGGCATCCAACAAGCCATCTGCGCTGACGTGAACTTCATCACATGGGCGATATTTGACTCAACGATGGTGCTTTACATCCATGAACAGAAGATAACCGAAGCCGAAAAGCAGGAGCATTGTGACGCGGTAGCGAAATGGTTGACATCCATTGACCTTGGCATCACCCCAGACGGTGTGCATTGGTCATATGAAACGATTAGCACCCGCTATCAGAAGCCGACAGGGACAACAGTTGAACTGCCACCAACAGCATCAGAACTAGTGGAACAACTAAAGCATGTGAAGAAGGAATTGAAAGCGTACACAGAGATGGAAGACAGATTGAAAGCAGAACTGTGCGACATGATAGGTGCGAACGAATACGCCACCGTGAACGGCACAGTCATCGCCACATGGAAAGGCAGAACATGGGCGAGCCTAGACATCAAAGGAATCAAAGCAATGGAACCAGCAATAGCAGAAAAATACAGCAGGAAAGTAACCAACAGAACACTTCTCTTGAAAGGGGAACGAGTATGAAACTAGAAGACATCCTCACCGAATACGCAGTACCAGACCCGTCAATCGTAGGGAAACTACCGAGAGGTGGCATCCAACTCGACTTCGTAGGTCACGCAGAAATCACACGCATCCTCATCGCCATCGACCCGATGTGGTCATGGGAACCATGCGGATGGGTGAACGGCAGACCAGCAATCGTAGAAGTGAACGGCATGGCAGTCATGTGGGCACACCTCACCATCCTCGGGAAATCAATCCTCGGTGTTGGCTCGGTTCGTGCAGACAAACCTGACTTAGACAAAGAACTTGTCGGCGATTTCCTACGCAACGCATCTATGCGCTTTGGTATCTGTCTGTCACTCTGGTCTAAATCAGAATGGGATGACAAGTCAGCAGTAGCGGGGAAGCCACAAGCAGGCAAGGCTGTGGCTTCCACCGTGACTGACGACACAGCACCACTCACCAAAACACAAGTGAAACAGTTCGTTGATGCCTGCGAAAAAGCAGGGCTGACACCTAGCGCAGTCGCCGAAAAAGCAGGCTTGAACTGGGCTGGACAAATCCTACAAAAAGACCTATCAACATTACGCACAGCGTTCACCGAAATGAAAGGTGTAACCAATGGCTAACTATCGGACAGTAGACCCGACAGGTAAAACCCGTTCAACAGCCATAGTCGCTTTGCGTTTAACAGCAGACCAAATGGAAACAATTAAACAACTATGCAAGAAACGTGGTGTCAGCAGAAGCCTTCTGTTACGCCAACTATTAGCAGAGGAGTCGGCTCGTGTCCAAGGAACGCGCTAAAGGAACCAGTTTCGAAACGTTCATCGTGAACTATCTCGCACAGTTCTATCCTCATGTGGAACGGCGAACGTTACACGGGGTGAACGACAAAGGTGATATCGCTGGCACAGACCCGCGACTTGTTTGGGAATGCAAAAACCAGAAGGTTCTCAACTTCTCAACATGGTTACATGAAGCACAAGTTGAACGCGACAACGCTAACGCCGAACTTGGAATAGTTGTGGCTAAGCGTCGCAGTTACGGCAACCCAGCAGACCAGTATGCGGTCTTAAGACTAGAAGACTTGATGACTATTTTAAAGAAAGCAGGATACTGATGGAAGACATAGCACGAGAACTGTACGAATGTTTAATGGAACGAATCTATAACGCAGATAAGTTTGTGCAGAAACTTGGTGTGTCACCACGTGAACGTTCCGCTTTGGATGCGTTCTTGAATCGTGGCTACGAGTCAGTCAAAACGAATGACTGATATTAAACGTACCGAAGGTTATGTTCCTTCGCATGACATCAACCCGCATGACTTCACAAAAGATTTAGCGTTCGGTCATCAAGGCGAAGAAATAGTTAAACAGTTTCTTGCAGATTTAAGCGAAGGTTCATTCGAAGTGAAGTACGACAGGTTCCGCAACGGCAGAATTTTTGTAGAGTTCGAACAGAACCCACGAAACGCAGGCTGGAAGCCATCTGGTATAGCCGTGACAACAGCGAAATGGTGGGTGTATATGTTTGCACCCAACGCTTTCTGTATAATAGAACTCGGCAGATTAAAAAGATATTTGAGAGCAAACAAAAACAAACTCCAAATCAAAATCGCCGCACCCAACTCCGACAATCCAGCGAAAGGATTTCTCATATACCCAACAG